AACAAGTGTGTCATCCCCAGCATCGGGGATTGTTGATACCTTTAAATGCTTGACTGTTATAGCCATTATTGAACCCCAGCAATTTTACCGTCTGGGCCACGAATAACTGTCTTAGGCTGGCTCAATTTATCAAGCAATGCCGCTAACAATTGGGTTAGTTGCTGGTTGCTGTTGTACATTGATTCCATTGCAGGTTGTAGTGGGTGGTTTTTCATGTCTGAATATCCTAATTGATCTTGCAAAATACTTGCTTGTTGCACGGCATCTGCGTAAGCTAATTCACCAGTATCTAAACCTGAAGATATACGGGTTGTTTCAATTTTAGCCGCATTGTTAAGGTAAGCAAGCAATAGTTCTTTATTGTTAGTGCTGTCCAGCTTATTCTGCTCCAAGTCCATTTCCATCTGCATTTGCTCACGATTGCGCTGATCTTCCAGTTGGAATTTAAGCTGATTCTCTTGGGCTTGGTACTCTTGCTTGGCCTTCTCAAGTTCAATCTGACCCTGAATCTTAGATTGCTCAATTTGCTGTTGCATCTGCATCTTTTGGGCTTCCATCTGCTGTTGCATCTGTAACTTCTGCATTTCAGGTGATGGCGGCTTAGGTTGGCTTTCCATTGCTTTGGCTTGCTCACGGAACTTATCGGCAGTTTCGTCAATCATGCCTTCCATTTGCTTACCAGCCTTGAACGCTGTTACACCAAACTTGAGCATCTCCATCAGCAACGGTGTAAGTTCTGGAACGCCTTGTGCTACTGGTAATGCGGTTTGCATAAAGCTACTTACAGCGGATAGGAACTCAACACGGTTTTGCTTTTCTTGTTGCTCATCCTGATAGATCATGGAATCGCTAGTTACTTCGATACGGAAGTTTTTAGCTGGTTCATCTTTCAGTAATGCAAGGGCTTGCGGTATAAGTTGTTGATCTTGCTGGGATAATTGCATCGCACCGCTGATCTTAACGATTGTGTCATCGGTGAAGTGCTGGCAAATGATCTGTGCTTTGATCTGCAACAGGGCAGTAGCAAAGTTCACTACATCGTGTTGCATAGTCTTTAAACGCCCTGAAGCGTTGTTGGACTTGATAATCTGTGCGCCTAATGTTTCGCTTGGATCGGTTTGGCCACGCTGAATATCAGCAATACCCATGATTTCATAGATTTGACCTTTGACCTGCTCCATAGCTTGATAAGCCATCTGCAAGCCTTGAGCAATCGGAGCAATATCAACTAGGTTAATAGCCCCAGCCATGCCGCCCTTCTCACTAAATGCACCGTAGTTCTTAACTGGTAACAAGGCGTTGTTCTCGCCTTCAGTAAACAAACGCTGTAAGGATGGCTCAGAAGCATCGTAAACGCCCCGAACCTTAAGTGCTTGGATGAATCCATCAATACGATCTGCCAGCGTGTCTAGCTGTCTTGCTTGGTCTTGGTAAAGAACATAATCAGGAACAGGAACAAGGGTATCAGTTGTTAGCGTAGAGAACATTGGCTTGGGGCATGGCCAAAAGTTTTCAAGCTGTAACGGATCATCACGGGTATCAAGAATCTTACCTAAGGACTTGGATAGCCATAAGACTTGACCAGTTGTTTTATCCCAAATCTCATACACAACGGCTTCAGATGCGCCTTCGCCCATCTTTTCGTTAAATGTTTTAGATGTTTCAGGCTTGGTATCGAGCGGAATCTTGCCGCCTAGTTCTTCACCAAAGCGTTCAACAAGGGCTGGGCGGCCCATATAAACCTTGCGCCATACCGCTGTTACTTCTTCCCATGTACGGGCAACGGTTAAACCAAAATCACGCCAATGAACATAATCTACTGGGGCGCACTCATATTCAATGCGCTCTTGGTTCTCACGGAAAATGCCGCCTTCGGTTTCTGATTCGTCAATATCTTCTGTAATTTGAAAACCATCATCGGGCGCGCCTTCACCTTCGCCAGCAATTTCACCAGTAATATGCGGCTCATAGCGAACCCATGCAGTACCGCGCCCACCCAACAAACGGTCTTGAACGGCTTGCTTCATGGCACTAGCGTAGTCACCGTAATGCTCAACCTCATATTCTAGGGCGCGTTCTAGCATCATTGATGCCACTCTACCTACAGGATCGTTGTCGCGGAAGCGGCGGCTTACATCTGGTCTTGGTAATCGAGCGAATACAGCGGGGGTAATAGTCTGTACATTGCTCCATAGGATATTAAACTTTGCATTAGGGTTATTCCTAGTACGGGAATCATCGCGATACCGCTTGGTAATCTTGTCTGCTCTGCCTTCCCATTCTTTGTATGTACGCTCATACTGGGTAATGCAGTTATACCAATCTTGGTATGTGTGTTCCATGTTTATATCCTGCTATTGATAGTTTTTGGGGTTTGCTTCCACATTTCGTTCAGCGTTACATCCGTTTGGCCAACATGAAGTCCTTTAACGCGGCTATCTTTGAGGATAGGGCTGTCCTCATCTTTCCAAACAATTGAGAGATAGCGGAACGCATCTGAGCCATGCGATGTCCAATCATGTTTTGGGCGGTCTCTAAATACTTTTTTATCATCATCCCACTCTCGTTGATATTGTCTTAAACATTCGATGCCTTCTTCACATCTATTATCAAACCAACTACGAGTTAATGCAAGCCTAGCAGATTGTATTCCGTCTTGTAGTGACAGGTTTGGAACAATTTTTAGGTGTTTTATGTCGATTTTTGTCGAAATTTGTTCAATTATGCTCTTGCCGCCACTCGCCAGCGTTTTTGCCCGTGCATCGTGAGGCAAATAATGAATGCCATATTTGTACCCAAACTCTTCTTCTTTGAGTGCAAGCAAGCCTGTGTAATACGATATTGATTTGCCATCAGACTGATGGTAATCCAGAACCCTTATTTCACCGTAAACAACTTGAAACCACCAAATGGCTGTTGAATCGTTGTACCCCAAGTCCCAAGCGGTATGGCAGGGAAACATGGGGTCATAATCAATCGTGGTTATACGCTCCAAATCGGTAAGCTGTCGCATCTCGTTTCCAAAGTACGCTCCCAAGATTGCGGCCTCAAATGAACACAAGAATTCTTGCTCATATTGATCAGGCGTCATTGACTGGCGTGCATCTTCAAGTTCCGACTCAGGCAACAGGTTGGTTTGGTCTGCCCTTAATGTTTTAACGAACCAATTGGGGCTTTTTTGGGCTTCGGAATAAACTTCGTAAAAAGCGTTGTGTCCTTTGGGTGTTCCAATGAATACAGCCCACCCCATTCTGTCAGCCAATAGCGGCCTTAAAACAGCACCCCAAACGGAGGGCTTCATATCAGCATATTCGTCTAAAATTACGCCATCTAAGTATAAACCCCTAAGATTGTCAGGATTATCAGCGCCAAACAATCTAATCTTTGCCCCGTTAATCAATTCAACCCATAATTCGGACTGATTGCTCCTTTTAAGCAAAGGTGCGGAGTATCTAAGTAAGTAGTCCCAAGCAATGGTCTTGGCTTGGCTGTGGTAAGGGGCAATATAGGCGTACCGTGCGTCTTTTTTGCCTTCAAGGGATGCACGCACCACCAAATCATTTATGCAGGCGCAGGTCTTTCCTGCACGCCTGTGAGCCACTATTATTGCCCAGCGCTCCTTACGGGTGTGGAAGTCCTCAAAAACGCTCCGTGGGCGGTATTTTAGCTTTACAAGCCTACTCATCTGCCCAAGCTAACCTGATTTCACCGCCATCTTGCCCAGTTACCTCGTTTACTTGAGTTTCTTTCCAACGTGCCCGTGTTTTTAACCAAAAAATGGCGGCCGCAGTGTTGCCTTTTTTAGCCTGATTAAACAAAGTGCCTGCAATTGCGGCATTGGCATCAATTCTGCCTTCATCAAGCTCTTCTTTGTAATATTTAACCAGCGTATCGGCACTGATTTTAAGCCTTGTGGCTATATCTTCATGGGGAACGCCTAGTGCTGAAAGCCTTTTAGCGGTGTCCCGTGTGTCTTGATTTGGAGTGTGAAGTTTGCCTTGTGCCATTTTATAACTCCGAAAGCACTGCTTTTTCGCCTGTAAAGTCTTCCCAACGCTTAACAATTACATCGCAATATTTGGGGTCTAATTCCATTATTCTGGCATATCTACCGTGTTTTTCAGCCGCAATCATGGTTGTGCCTGAACCTCCAAAGCTGTCCAAAATGATGTCTCCACCCTTGGTGTTGTTAAGCATTTGGTACTCAAACAACTCTACAGGCTTCATGGTTGGGTGTTCACCGTTTCTTGTAGGCTTATTAAACTCCAAAATGGTGGTTTGTTTGCGGTCTGCTGACCAAAGGTGACTAGCACCCTCTTTCCAACCATAAAGACATGGTTCGTGAATCCAATGGTAATCTTGCCTGCCCATGACAAGGCTAGACTTCTTCCAAATAAGGCATTGGCGAACCTTCCAACCAGTATCGTGGCAAGCCCCCCTAAAATTGTACCCTTCTGAGTCTGCGTGCCAAATATAAAAGACTGCTCCTGCTTTCATGACGGTATCTGCCGCAACAAAGGCATCCCGTAAAAATTGACGGAATTGTCCATCTTCCATGGAATCGTTTTGAATGGTCAGCTTTTCTTTTGTGCCGCCTTCATAAGCCACATTGTAAGGTGGGTCTGTTAGGCACATATCCACGGGTTGGCCGTTAACCAGCTTTTCCATGTCGGTGATACTGGTGCTGTCTCCACACATTAAGCGGTGTTTACCAAGAATGTAAATGTCCCCTAACTTAGTGGTTGCTTCTTTGGGGGTTTCAGGAACAGCATCTTCATCTGTTAAACCTTGCACTACTTCAGGCTGTAACAAAGCATTTAGCTCTTTATCGTCAAATCCAAGCAGATCAAGGTTAAATCCTTCTTCTTGAAGCTCTTGCATTTCAATGGTTAGCATTGCCGTATCCCACCCAGCATTTAGTGCCAGTTTGTTGTCAGCTATGATGTAAGCCTTTTTTTGGCTTTCCGTCATATCCGAGCAATCAATGGTAGGTACTTTTTCCAATCCCAGCTTTTGGGCGGCAAGCAAGCGGCCGTGCCCAGCAATCAAGGTTAGGTTGTCAACCAATATTGGGTTTCTAAAGCCAAACTCTTTAATGCTGGCGGCTATTTGCCCCACTTGTTCAGGGCTGTGCGTTCTGCTGTTTTTTGCGTAAGGTATTAGCTTATCTACAGCAACTTCTTTAATTTGCATGTTTAACCAAGTAGTTAGTTAATGATGCTTAAGTATAGCGCTATTTGACTTCTTTATCCAAGTCTTTAAGTTTATTGGCAATAGCGGCTCTACGCTCCAAGCGTTCACGCTGATTTTTTTCAAGCGTTGATTCAACATGAGGGCGTAGCATTGCATCCTCTTTTTTGTATTTACGGCTCATTGGGGTTGGAGGAATCATCTTAACCATTACATACCCTTCATTTTTTCAGTAATGACTTCTTTACGGGTTTTTGCAGACTCTTTAAAATTTTTAGCAGATGGCGCACCTTCAGAACCAGCTTTACGCATCTTTTCGCCAGAACCAGCCTTGATTCTTGCTCTTTTGGCGTGAATATTGGCGTATAGTCCATCACCCATTATGCTTTTTCCTCGATGTATTTAGCATAAGCATCTTCTAACTTGGCTTTTCGATCACCTTTAGAGTATTCACGCTCCGTATTTAATGCGATAGCTACAGCCTGTTTTTTAGGCTTTCCAGCTTTTATCTCTGTTTTGATGTTTTTGCCGATAGCTTTGGCTGAACCTGATTTGTCTAATGGCATGATTAAGCCTTAAATTTAAGTAGGTAAATGGTTGTATCGATCTCTTGAGCAATATTGTCTATTAGCTGGCAGATTTCAGAATCTGTAGGCAAGTCATTACGCGCTTCTTTTACAAAAGTTTGCAATGATTGCAGGTAAGCCAATGGTTCTTTTGGCTGGTGATATGTAGCAGGAAATTCAGTAATTTGACCGTAAACGCCAAAATAAGTTTCAGCTAACTCATCTGTTAAATCAATAATCTTTTCGTAAAAGCCGCCTAAAGCCTTGTGTTTGGCATAAGACTTGGTGGCCCAATGGAAAAAATGGGTATTAGTACCAGAATGTAGCAATGTTGCTAGGAATAATGCCATTGACTTTTCCATAAAACGCTCCTTTTGGTGTATTTTATAACACTTTTCTGGTAATTCCTAATGCTCTAATTGCGGCATCAACGCTGTCCACGCGGCTGATTGCACCACCTCTCCATTTACCTAAAAAGTCTAATTGATCAGGCGTAAACTTGGCTTTGGCATCGCGCTTAATTTCCATTAATACTGTTTCGCCAGCGTAACCTACAAGCAGGTCAGGGCAACCATGCTTCATTGCGGCAAGTGACACCACAGTAGCACCAGCATCTCGTAATGCCTTAACTATTTCTTTGTGGTTTGTATCTATTCGTGCGTATGTCATTGATTTTCAATTAAAATAGATTAGTATTAGCTAACTTTACCATTATAAAGGTGTGGTATGTCTAAACCTAAATGTACTGACAAAGAATTTATTGACTTATTTAAAGAGCATAGATCACCCACCGCGTTAGCCAAAATACTTAAAATTGATATTAGAAGTGTTATAGCCCGTAGAAGAAATTTAGAAAAAAAATACGATATTGTTCTTGAATCTAATAACAACCGTGGTATTCCAAAGTTTACTATTCCCGAAAACAAAATACGCTGTGAATATGAAATAAAAAATGGTGTGATTTTGGTGGGTTCTGATTGTCACTATAACCCTAACTATGTTTCTACTGCACACAAAGCATTTGTACACTTTGTAAAAGAATTAAAACCTAATATGGTGGTTTTAAATGGCGATTTATTTGATTTTGCCCAAATCAGCCAACATAACAGGATTGGGTATCAACAGCACCCAACAGTCCAGCAAGAATTAGAAGAAGTACAAGCCAGATTGGGTGATATTGAAAAGGTTAGACCTGCTGGTTGTATTTTGCATCGCACCATAGGTAATCATGATTTACGCTTTGATGGCAAGCTGTCTAATGTATTGCCGCAGTATGAGGGCGTAAAAGGTATGTGCCTTGCCGATCACTTGTACGGCTGGTCATATAGTTGGTCGGTGGTGGTAAACAACAATACAATGATTAAACATCGCTGGCATAACGGTATTCATGCGGTTTACAACAATATTCTTAAAGGCGGTATGTCGATGGTTACGGGCCACTTGCACTCCCTCAAAGTTACGCCTTGGACTAATTACAAGGGCGATATGTATGGTGTAGATACTGGAATGATGGCCGCCGTCAAAGATGACCAGTTTATGTACCATGAAGATTCAAGCGTCAATTGGCGTGCAGGATTCGCGGTTCTTACTTATATAAACGGTCATTTGATGCCGCCTGAGTTGGTACAGGTTATCAATGAAGATGAAGGACTTGTGTTTTTTAGGGGTCAATTACATGAGATTAACGCCTGAAGCATTAAAGCATTTATATTCAAGCCTGTATTGCACTTACCCATTTACTAAATGGCCTATGCCATTGCCTGAAGAAATAGAATTTATTGTTACTCCTGATCCAGAAGTAATGGGAACTTATTTGCTAGATACTGGAGAAGATTACGCGCATACTATTACTATCTCATCTGGGCGCTGTAGCCACTATTACACCGTTCTAACCACCCTTGCCCATGAATGTATCCACATGAGTTTTCATAAACAAAAAGGCGATAAGTGGATGCAACACGGCAAACCATTTAGAACCCGTTGCAAGATGGTGGCTAACGAACTAGGTTTTGATCCGTTAGAGTTGTAAAAAAGGTTGCAAAAAGCAACCTTTAGGTACTAATTACTTCTTCTTAGGTTTAAAAAAATCTTCCCAAGATGATGTTATTACATTGAACCAAAATTTGTACGCTTCTTTGGTGCGCTCATTTAGTTCTTCAAACTTTTTGTACTGCTCATCAAATGTAAACATTGCAATCTCCTATTTATATTGCGGTGCAACAATTGTAGCATATACTACACATTTCGGTGATAAATGTCTTTTGGGTTATTAAGCATTGATTTAATAAGTTCATCCATATTAAAGAACCATTGAATAACTTTCATGCCATCATGCGTATAAATGGTAAAACTCATTTAGCCATAATGTATAAGCCAACATTAGAAAAGGCGTAGCCTGTATATACAACTGCCATAGGCAAGTTACCTTTAACACCTTGTTCTATACCGATGTAAAAGTAAATTAAACCTGTGACGATGATTAGCCAGCTACTCAATTAGCCTCTCCGTTTGTTCAAGGAGTTCTTCTTCCGTGATAGCGTACTCTCGCTCAAAGCGCTTTCTACCCATTCCGTGAATACTGGTATTTGAGCCTCGATGGTGATAGGTGCATAGGCCAATGACGGGTGCTTGAGCGCGAGGGATATTACCTCGTCTAATGTGATGCAATTCCGCTGGCGTTTCACCAAGCTGGAGATGCCTACATAATGAGCATCCCAGTTCAGCAATTTTTCTGTACTTTTCTTTCTCAACCTTAGTGGCCATTGATGTGATCTACGGTCATTTGCTCTAGTTTTTCGGCTGATTCCGCAATATCAACGCTTAATTCAAGCATTTGCGTATAGTCCTTGCGGTTCATGGCATCTTCGTACATTTTACAAAATAGTTTAAGAATTAAAAATTCTTCGGTTAATTTTAATTTGCTCATTTTAATATTCTATCTTGTGTTCGGTTAGATACTTCTAAAGTCTGCCATGTGGCGTGTCGGAGGCGTGCGGCTTCCAATCCCCACTTTAGTTTTTCTGCGTTTTCCGTAGCCGTGCCAATAGAATTGCATAATTCTTGATATTCTTGGCTGGCGTAGGCTTCCCGTTCTTGTGCGCCTATGGTTTGCTCATTAGATTTCTTCATCATAATGGCTTTTAAACTACTTTTAAATGTTTCTAACTGGGCCAACTCACCCTTGGCTTGAGCGTATTTACCTGCGTTTTCTAATATAAAGTCGATACATTTATTGGGGTCTATTTCGCGCATACAGTTCTTTTATCCTATTTTTCACCGCATCTGCGGTATTTTGATTTCGTTCAATTAACTCTTTAACTCTATTCCAGCTACGCTCGCGTTTGGCAATGGCAATGTAAGCATGGGCTAAATATTCAATTTGTTGCTTAAAGTTGTTCATCTAACTGTTTGATCTTTTGGCTGATCCGCGCCCTCCATTGTTGCCAACCCTCACCAGCATAAGCCTGACAACCAACTTCTTGGGCTTTAGCTTTGGTAAGTTCTTCGCTAGAATACCAAGGCAGTTCTGGCTTTTTAAGTTTTTTGACTTCCATGTCTAATTCATCTTCCCAGCGGCCTTGATTTAACCATGTAGCAGGGTGTGGAATATAGTCTTTTTCGGTCTGTTTTAACTTCCAGTATGCAAGATGATTAGGAAGGGCTACAAACGCATCTTGTTGTTCCTGTTGGGTTAGCCTATCCCAACTGCGTTCAGCCGCCCTGCGCCCTTGTTTGCGTGGATAAATGGCATAAAATTCGGCAAAGTTCATTTTTTTTGTGCCTTTCTTAGTATTGCTAATTCAGCTTGCATTTCTGCTAACTTATCGCATGGTACTAATACTGTGTTGTGTGGTCTTTCGTATTGATGGGTATAAACTGGAATAGCATCAACTTTGTG